AAGGCTGTCGATTTCATTTTGTATAGTAAACATTTGGTTCTCAGGAGACCTTTCTTGCATCCTAGGTTCTCTATCTGACATTTGACCCTGTCTGCCTTGTGATTGCATCATGGCTTCATACTCTGCGTGATTAGCACCGGGCATAAACGTACCATCATCCATTGAATGTGATGTACCTTGGTCTCTTGAAGGCATGACAGGTTGTGCGTCTGGATATAGCATTTTAAATTCTTGTTCTGACAATGATTCACCGTTTCCTCGATATACAACCTTATTGTCAATAATTAATTTATGAAAAAAATTTCCATCATTAGTTGCCATCATTCCACCCAATTTTTCTGTTTCTCTATTCGACATAACACCCGGACCTATGAGTTTTGGACCCATTCGACTGCTTAATTCCATCATTTGTCTTTCTAAATCTTTCATAACTAATTCCTATGTATAATATTTCTCTATGCCATAACCAGTAACTACAGGTGGTATCTTGACTGATATGTTTCCACCTGTTGACACAGATAATATGCCAACCAAACCTTTTGCCTCTAAACCTTCATTCGGAGTATTTGGCTCATGTAATTGTAGCCAATAATTGCCTACATAAACTTGTAATACGCCAATACTAGTATTCCATATTACATCACCCTGTAAAAAATTCAATTCAGCGATTTGTGCCTCGTTAAACTGTGGTGTTCTATTAGGGTCAAACTGTCCTAAGTTTAATTCTAAAACTCTAATTAACCTGTTAAACACATCAGGATTAACCTCATCTGATGCTATGGGTAATCTAGTAGGTAATAACTTAGCCATTACCTTCTACCGTCAGGGTGGATGTCGAGCCTTGTATATCCAAGCCTCCACTTATATCCTAGCCTTACTCCTACTTCTGCATCGTCATCGCTTTGCAATCTTATAACAGCCTGCCTACCTCTAGCTCTAACATGTAGCTGGTCTGTGTTATTTGAAATATCTTTGGTTACTCTTGTTGTTAATGATTCACTAGGAGAGTTTCTTGTTTTAACCAAGATATTAATTTGCGGTACTCCTGTATCAACATTTGTCCCATAAAATTTAATGTCAGGAATAATTCTTCTTATAAATGCAAAGTCATTACCTTCTTGCAAATCAAAGTCTGAGCTTTCTACAAAAACACCGTCCATTGGTAATCCATCGTCATCATCACCATCTTCTTGGTTGTATATATAATTGTCCGCAGTAGCTAATGGTCTGTTAAAGACTCCTTCATCAACCCAAGCAGTTCTTTCTAATTGACCGATACTCCAGCTACCTTCTTCGTAATTGTAAATTACATAACGAGATATTTCTTCAGTACCATCACTGTCTGCTGGATAAAACCACCATACTTCATTAAATTCACTATTTAATAATCCAAATACTTTAAATGCCTGTCCTATATTTAGGTCTTCCTGTACATAACTTAATACACTACAAGGTAATTTTTTCACTGAGCCATTGTATAAATAGAATCCATCGTCTGCCATCCAAAATATTCCATTAGGAGAATTGGTACAGGCATTAGGACCAATCATACCAACACCTTCGTTAATTAGATTTACAGAGAAGGTTAATGGTGGTCCTACAAACTGCATACTATATAAAGCAGTGTCAGTCCAAATTAGTGTTTCCTGTCTTGACCTTATACCACCTATTATTTCACTTCCTGAAGATAATCTAATAGAACCTGCTGTGTTATCAGTTTTTGGTTGCCACTCTGCAATACTCTCTTGGTCTGAGAAAGCAACAAACATTGGGTCAATAACTCCTGTTCTTACTCCGCCTGATACAGGGTCAGCACCCAAGACAATTACATGCCTATCTGTGTCACTTACGATTGTTTGTAATCCAATTGTTGGTGCTAAGTTAGCACCTGATAATGATGTAATGTTTACAGCTCTTGATGTTGTACCGCCTGATTCATCCCAATAAAATATACCGCCACCTCTTGGATGTAATATCAAATCTTCACCAAAATTGTCAGCAGACCATAATCTTAATTGGTTAGTAAATGATAAAGAGGTTGATGAGCCAAAGCCTCCTTCTCCCCATAAACCTGAACCATAACCAGTTGATTGGATGTATACATCTAGTCCTGCACTTAATTGGTAGGCTGCGTCAGCAGCTGAACCACCATTGCCAGTATCACTACCATTTGCTGTAGCTGTAGCTGTGAAAGTAAATGTATTTGCACTAGGAACTCCAGTGACTTGATATTCTTTATTTAGAACAGCAGCCGTAATAGTGCCACCTAAACTTACTGCACCAGCTAATGTTACAAAATCATTTACAGTTGCTCCGTGTGCATTATCTGTAGCTGTTATAACTGCCGAACCATTAGTAGCTGCAAATACAATACCATTGGTTGTCGTAGCTCTTATAGGTGTAATGTCGTTTAGTGTTGTGCCTTCTAGCACAGTAGCTTTTAAATGAGTGCCAATAAATAGATATTTATTGCCTTCTAAAGAAGTCCATGCAAATAGTTTTCTACATGTGCCTATAAATTGAGTTGCAGTTTGTTTAGTCCAACCGCCAATTTTTTCAACAAAACCTTTACGAAATCTAATAAGAGAAGCATCGAACCATCCACCCGCATTGGTGTAATCCGTTCCCTCCTTATCTATTCCTGCTTTAAACTGAAACTTTGCAAATGGCATGTTTCATCTTCTATGCTATTCTAATAATAGCTGTTGCTGCTGCTTTCGCAGGAAATACAACAGTAAAATCACCTGCTGTAGAAGTTTTATCTCCACCAAAGTCAATTGTTGCTACTGATTTATCGCCATTAGTGTCGTTATAAATCATACAGCCTCTTGCTGTAATTGTAGCTGTACTGAAAGTTAAGTCATTAAAATCAGTAACTGCTGTAGTACCTGTGGCAGATGGCGTTACATTAGTTAATGCAGCTCCACCTGAACTATAGTTAGTACCACTAGCTTGCCCTGTTGTAGTAAATGCAGTTGTAGTAGCTCCTAAAGTTGCTGAACTTGTGTATAAAGCCAACTTAAAGCTGTTGCCACTACTATTAGTAAAGTTATGTGTTCCTGTCAAAAGCTCTACTTTGAAGCTTGTTGTGAGAGTAGATGTTATTGCCATATTAAATACCTTTAATTATTTTTGCTAAATCCTCACTACCCCCTTTAGATAAATCTTGAATTAAGGTAGCCTTATAAGATTTTAAAGCATTTTTGATATATATCAAACATACTTGGTAAATTAAATCTTTATAGGCTCTAGCTTGGGCTTTAATATGTTCTTCATTGTTGTCTGAAACGCCTACTATTTTGTCTGTTAGTTGCTCTGCCCAGAACTCTGGAGGATGACCACCAAACTGTGTTGTGACTATTTCTACCATACCCAACTCAGGCAATCCATCAGGTGTAATCTTTATTACCATTTATTAGGTTCTCCTATTTTTATTTTTGCGTTTCTTCCTATCAATGTTGGCTTAGGTGTTATTTCTTTTTTTTCACCCTCGCTAACTTTTTTTGTTGTTATAACTCCATTCTCTACTACAGGAACTAATGGGTCATCTAACCTGTGATAACCATAAAGCTTTTCATCTAAAGGTACTGCTGTGTCCAGTAAGGCACTTGAATTTGCTACTTCTACAGTCATACCCGTCATCATTCCTTTAGATAGCCAAAACTCTACGCAACCTCTTCCTGCTTCTGCAAAATGTAAATTACCTTGATAACTAAAGTCTATACCGAATAACTTTAGAACAGCCACCTCATTCCATAAGGCAAAGGCTATTGCGTAAGCTACAGTATTGTTTAGATAGGAACACTCCATATCTCTTAGAATTTCATCAATTGGATATAGGTGTAGGTTGTTACATCTTTTATCCAGTTCGCATGTATATATTGGTTTGTTGTGGTCAATTAGTAAATCGCGCATACCTTGTGTTTGACCACCTGCATCGTCACTATCTAAAAACCTAGATGGTGGGTCCATCATAAATACTCTATCGTGAAATATTACTGTGCCAACTGCGTTGATTGCCCATACTTCATCGAAGTCTGAGCCGTGTGATTTTGCTAGATTGTAATCAAACCAACTAGCACCCATGCCTACTATGGCAACGGTTTTACCTTTTAATTCTTTGATAGGTTCCATATCTCTCTCTTAAATTGAAACTTATGTTACATTCGTTCTTAGTGAATCATACCTCATTTCGTCTCTAGTATCTCTACCTTCGCCTAAATTTTTCAATCTTAGTAAACTCTCTTTAAACCTTGCCTCATACAAACCAATGTCTGCTGGGTCAAGTTTTAAAAACACAGAACCTTCTAGTAGACAACCATATAGCAAAGTATCAGGTGCATCTGTAGACAGATATGTCGTACCTGATGCTGCTGTTGTAAGTGATTGTGGCTTTGCTAAATAATGTAATTCCATTGTGTAACTTGTATCAGGTACAGGAGCCACCTCGAATGAACCTTGGTCAAATATTGCATAGTACCTAGGCTTACCTCTTGTTGCTGAGTCTGATACAAATTCTTTAATAAAAGAATTATGTTTTAGGTCTAAGTAATCGTAATTATCTGAACTAATTACTGCTAAAGAAAATGGTGCCAAGAAGTCTGTTGGCGTACCTAGGAATCTATTATTAGTAGTTACATTACCTGTAACATTTTTTCTTTGGTCAGGTATCTGTACTGACTTTAATATTCTTTCTTCAGCCTGCAAGATAATATTGTTTAGGTTACTAACAAAAGTAGTCTCGTCACTTTCTAAGTAATCTTGTATAGCTGTCTTTAATGTTGTTAGTGTAAAACTCATGATGTTGTTATTGTAACTGTACCAAGGGTTGTTGTCATGGCATTGGGTATTGTTAGTTTCTTACCTATTATGCCTAAATCAAAGTTTGTATAAACTGTAAAGTTTGTTGGCACAACACTGTTATCAGTTCTTGGCTCTCTAACAGCTTGTTTGTCTGCTTTATTAGCTTTTGGCGTTAGTTGTGGGTGTTTGGCTTCATAGCACTCAGGACATGTTTTTAAACCATTCCATTCCTTTTTAAGTTCTATAAGACCATATCTAAAACCACATCTATCGCATAATCCGTATGCATTTTTACTAGACGCAAAAGACATTATGCTATGTTGTAGGAAGCCACATCAGGTGTAATTCTTAGAGAAGCTCTATCCTCGTCTGCCTCTAAAGCTCTCTGGAATTCTTCCTCGTATATTTGTTTTAGTAATCCTGTTCTTTCAGGGCTTTTCTTAACTGATAAGTAATACGCAAGACCTGCTGCTAAACATGGATAGAACCTAAATGGTAAATCTAATGTGTTTGTTGCTGAATCTACATCATCTATTCTTGTTAAAACATTCATAACAACTGTATAGGTTGATGTTGCATCAGGAGCTGGGTAAACGCTTATAGTTGGAGACAACTGCTTGTCTATAAAAAATTGTAGTGGCTTTCCTTTTATGGATTTATTAGGTATAGCAGAATATTCACTTCTTGATAGCCTAGACATTTGTATGTCTGCGTTTTGACCATTTACTGTTTGTCGCATAAAAGCGTCCAATACATCAATAGCAGCTGTAGTGTTGACTGTATCAACATTGTAAGATGTCGTACCTGCAACCATGGTTACAGTCTTTTGTTGTACTGTCCATTGGTTCAGACCTCTATTTGCCCATTCAGCCAATAATAGATTTAAACTTCTTCTTGCTGTTTTTAAATCATAGGCTGTTCTAAGCTCTAAGCCACATCTTTCAAATGCCTCTTCAATATAATCAGCGACATCTAATTCAAAATCTTTTGAGCCTGATACTGCCATGGCTTACTTCTTAGCCTTTCCGCCTCTACCAAACTTCTTAACGCCTGCTTTACCGCCACCCATCATTTTCTTAACGCCTGCTTTACCGCCACCCATCATTTTCTTAACGCCTGCTTTAGCTGGTCCGCCTATGTTTCTTTTCATGACACCTGACTTAGCTGGTCCACCCATATTTCTTTTCATAACGCCTGACTTAGCTCCGCCACCCATAGACAATTTTACAATGCCTGATTTTGGTACAGCTCCACCGCCTGCCATTTTCATAGCCTTGCTGTTTTTCATTGATTTTGCAATTTCTGACTTGTCTGAACTAGACAAACTACCTACTAATTTTTTTAAACCTTTTAATGATTTTGCCATCATTTACTCCTTCTATTTAGAATTTTTTGGAAATCTTCTTGATTCCAATTATTATAATACCCTATTTTTTCCAATCTTTCAGATGCTTTATTTAATTCATCTAATCTTTGCATAAACAACATGTTGTAGCTTTCTTCAAAGTGTGGCTCAAAATGTTCTTGTGCTACTACTTCTTTCTCTTCATGGTCCTGATGATAACCCATAACCCATAAGTCTAATGGATTAAGAAAACTATTTAACATAGATATTCTACTGTCAAAATGAAACATATCCATGTCCATGTTTGTATCACAATATATTACAACGTGTTTGTCTTTGGGGAAGTCTTTACCAATATCTATTAGGTCCTCCCAATAAATACAGTTTGATAAGACAATGTCTACCCTTTCTGCTTCCCAAGTTTTCTTGGCAAAAGGACAAACTGGTTCTTCAGTTTCTAAAACTTCTTTTGACCAATCTCTTATTTCTTCTTTAATTAACTCTTGGCTAATCACTTTTTCTTTTTGGGAAATCCTGCTTTCATGTTTTTAAATGCTTTAGCAGTAATAGTAGATTTGCTTTTAGGTCTACTGATTCCTTTCTTTTTTCTAGCGTTTATATTTGCGTACAATCCTTTTTTAGCCATTAGCATTTCCACCTTTTTCTTGCTTGCCTAATTCTTGAATTAGGGTCATTTCTAGTTTTAGCAGAGCTTTTCTTTAGTTGTCCTAAAGACCTTGCACAATAAGACTTTCGTCTGTTTGCTGCCTTGCTACCTTTCTTTACCTTACCTGTTACTGCTGTTTGTAACTTACTACCGGGGTTCTTGCGTTTATACGCAGCAACTCCTTTTTTAGTCATTCCCGCTCCACTTTTAGTGGAACGGTAATTTCCGCCTTTACCTGTTGTTTTCGGTATGGCTTTCTTTTTTACAACCATTACGCATGAAACACTGTCATGGTTAAGAATGTTGATACTGTGTATTCAATAAAAATACCATCAGTAAATAAAACACCTTCTTCGGGTATAACCACATCTCTAGTAGCATCGGCATCACCAACAGAACTTAATCCCATAATACTTGTTCCACTAGGAGAGGTATTTAGGAAATCTACAGTACCTGCCGTAGCTGTACTAGTTAAGTAAATGCCCTTTAGTCTGCTTCTGCCTGAAAAAATAACATCTGCTGCTGAAGCATTAACTCCTGCTGAGACATTACCTGCTGGGTTGCCCACAGCAGTTATTGAAGCAATACTTAAAAAGAACACAGCTCCAGTAGCTGTACCTGCATTAGCACCTGTAATGGATTCTGTTTGAGAGTCTCCATTAATATCAGTACCTACAACAGTGAATGATTTAGCTGCATCATTACCAGCAGAAAGAATCGTTACAATCCTTCCATGACTGAGTGCAACTGCACCACCTGAAGCTAACGCACCACCTATAGTAAGTGCTGCGTTATTTCCAACTGATGCTGCTGCCGATATTCCATCTGCATCTAAGGCTACTGTATCAGCAGTTATGGTAACTGCTCGTACATCTGACTTACCCATAATTTACTCCTTAAATAATACCTGTAAGGTTAATTAGTGAGTAATCGGTTGTTACATTAACAATCATAACTGTACCAATTACCTGAATAACATCTCCTGCTGCTGGTCCAACTGCACCGACAGCTCCTAATGGTACTGCGTGGTTACCAACTACTAATGTTCCTGAAGTTAACACTGTTGCTGGCCCTGAGACTGCAAACCAACCATAAGCACTAGCGGCCATGTCTACTATTGTTACACCAAGTGTAGCACCTGTAGTTGTGGCAGCTTGACCTATTAACCCACTACGAGGGTCAGGTATTAATGTAATTCTTGAACTTGTTGTTATAGCTGTTGCTAAATCATCGTAGCAAGTAATAACAATAGAAGGATCGGCTGAATGGTCATGTGCTGGATTAGATTTAATTCTAAGCATTTGACCTTCACCTGCGGCATCGTTTACATAAAGATAACCATTTGCATATTGATTAAGAGTAATGTCAGTACCAGCAGTCTCAACTGAGATTGCAGTTTCACCTGCGGCTACGCCAGCAGTTGGTGTTAAATCAAAGTGATGTGCGATTGATGCAGCGTGAGTTACACACTTACCTGCTGTTACAGCAGTTGCCGCTAATCTACCATATGCATAAACAGTATTACCATAAAGTAATCTACTGCCTAAAGGAAATAACTCTGTAAGTCCTGAAGTAAAAGGATCGACAGTATTTTTTTGGCTACCGCCTTTACCTACGATAAAGTCAGCAGGACCATATCCTGTTGTTGCTACATACTGAGTATGTGCACCAGCATCAGTAAAAATATTACCATCTGAATTGATTACCAATCCATCAGTAATTCCACCTGTTGTTGAATTTATATCAATTGTTCTAAAGCCTTTTTCGGACCTAACTGGTCCATTAAATGTTGTGTTAGCCATTTTATTCTCCTAAAAGAAAGTATCTATCATCTTGGCAAGTCTGCTAGGGCAGTTGATAGATTAATTAAAAATTCCCTAGATTAAAAAAAAAGGGGGAACATAAGCTCCCCCTAAGTGTTCTTACGAACTACCTGGTGAACCATAGATACCAAGCGGATCGGATACTCCAAAGGAATATCTTTCTCTAGCTTTATATCTAACATTACCAGTTTCAAAATCACCATCCATAGATGTTGTCATCGGTGCTCTGACAAAATGCTTCATACCATCAGGAATATCAGTAGTAATAAAGAAAGCATTAGTATCAGTTAAATAATGATTAACTGAATAGCCTTCTGGAATTACTCCATTAGTCTTGATAGCGTTGATGTCATTGTCAGCCGTTCCAACTCTATAGTCACTCTGTAGAAGTCTAGTAGCAACAAACTGAAGTTCAGATGGTACTATTAGTTTTCTAGGTCGTGCAGCAATTTTAAGACCTCTTTCATCAGTATATTTACCAATTTGGATGATCGCATCTTCTAAAGATGTTTCATTCAAGTCAGCTCCTACTGTAGGTCTATTGCTGTTAGTTCCGCCACTTACAAGTGGATGAGATGCACTAAATAATGCTACTCCATCACCTGAAGTAAATGCAGTGCTAAATCCATTGTTTAATGGAAATGCTGCTTTTACTTGCTTTGTGTAAGCCATTGCACGAGCTAGTGCTTTAGTATATCTAGCTGACAAAGAAACATATAGATTATCTTCCATAGCTTCCTCTGTAACTGAATATCCCATTGCGATAGTTTCGTGTGTGTAACGAGCCACAAAAGATTCTTGAGCAACATCATAACTGATAGTTGATCCTTCATTCTTTACAGGTGCTGCACCGAAGCCAGATAGTTTTAGTTCTTCCTCAAATGATCTCTCGGAATTCTCTGAAACATAAATTTCTTCGTGCTCGTTTTCGTAATTACCATACTCTTCACCAAATAAGGCGTTAAGTCCAGGTAATAGTTGCTTTAGCTCATTAGCTCTTGATATAGCTGCCATTATTTACTCCTTAGCCTATGCCAGTTGTGTTGAGCAATTGATGCCCTACGTTAAACATTACAAGTACATCAGTGAACTCATCGCCAACTGCACTATCAGGACCATCGACAAAATCGATAATCTTTAGTGGTAGTGTGGCGGTAGTAGCTGCTGTACTCCCATCTACGCTGTTTTTACTGTTTCCAATAGCTGTAGTTCCTGCAGTTTGCACGATAGCACAATTCTTGCCCAAGTCATCTTGAGTAAGACTTTCATCGCCTTGCATTTGCATTATTACAAAAGGATCAGTAGCAACATACGCAACAATATCATCTGCAGCTATTGAAGCTGGAAAATATTGATTTGGTGTGAATTGACCTGTAGTAGGATCAGTGTAAGCACAACCAAGGAAAACACCAATTGGTGTTAAAGTCGCAGTACCAGTATCTTTTTCAATAGTGGTATTAGGATTGTTATCAGTTAACTTTACAATATCGCCATAGAATATGTCTGTAGCATATGCATTTTTAATTTTGTAATGTGTAACTTTTCCTTGATAAGGGCTTCCAACAATAGTACCAAGAGGTCTGCTCCCAAAGGGAGTTGCTGTGGTTGACATAATTGTCTCCTTATTAAATTAATAAAAAAAGATTCTAAGAATCTTTCCCAAAAGTTGTTTTCGACTTGCGTTCAAACACTTGTTTGGTCGCCATTCGATTGTCTTGGTCTTTAAAATAAGTGTTATCAACAGAGTCTACTTGAGAAGAAGCTAAGTCACTAAAGTGTTTATCTCTAGCTTGTGCTCTTTCTTGTAGCATACTGCATAACAATTGTCCGCCTATTTCAATGTGACCTTTCTTTGCCCATTCTGAGTTATGATCTTGCATATGTATTTGAAGTTCTGGATGATCTTCAAGTGCAACAGGTTTCCACCCCTCACGCATTCTTCTAGAAACATTTGGATTATCACTTTGCCCTAATAGGGTAGTTCTAATCCATCTGAATACTAATCCTTCTTGAGGATCAGGTTCTGGAAGATTACCTGCCGTATCCCAACTCATTGGTCTTTGATCGATTTCTCGACTTTCTATACTCCTTGGAGTACGCACTTGTTCTATAGGAGAGTCAGTCTTAACTTCCTTAGTGTTATTACTAATTTCTTTATCTGACATATTAAATCTCCTTTAATAATTGGTTTGCATACTGCTCAGGACTTATGCCAAGTTGTCGTGCTAGTTTAACTTGAGTCTGAGTCAGACGGATTTGCGAGGGTTTCTTATTTCCGCTATCCCTCGTGGCGGATGCAACAACTGTTGAAGGTTGTCGTTTTTGTGTTCCAGTTTCGTGAACTACTTCTGTAGTCTCTTCTACTTGAACACCAAAAAAATTTGGATATTCTTTACGCATATTTTGATCTACTTCTGCGTAATATTGACTTGCATCTTTTTCAGGAAGTAATCCTTTGTTGCGAAGTCTTTTATCAATGGTTAAAGCGTATGAAGTCATCTCTTGATGCTCATCAATTGTGCTCATAAACCAAGGATTCTTGCTTGACCATGCTTTCATTTCAGGGTCTAGCTCTTGTTTTTCTTGTACAGGTTGTTGTACAGGCATTTTGCTAACAACTTGTTGTTGTACATTCTGTGCCATGCTTGAGGACTGTTGTTCTGCAAGAGTAGCTTTAGCTATCATCTCTTGTGCTTTAGTCATTCCATCAGCATCGCCTTCTTCGTAGGCTTTTTTAAATTCAGCATTAGCACTTTGTTTTGCCCACAAAGCATTGTTATGTGCTTGTTTGTTTAATACTTCTCCGCCTTGTTCAACCATTGCTTGTAGCCTTTGGTTTTCAGACATCATAGTTTGAAGCCTTGTTACAGCTTCTGTAGACTCTCTTGTTGCTGCTTCTTTTGCTCTGCGTTCTTCGTGATACTCGTATTTAATTTTAGCTATGCGATCAGCAGCTCTTTTGCTGTAATCAGCTATCTCTTTGTCTACAACATCGTCATCAACTTCTACTGGAGCATTTTCAGCTTTTGGTTTTCTACCTTGGTCTGCTTCAGGGGTGTCATCAATAATAGTAACTTCCAAGTCATCTGGAATGTTATTATCAATTTCAGTTTGTTTTCCAAAGAATTGATCTTCTTGTGTTTGTGGAACAACACCTTCAAAGTTAGGCTCTTCATTAATTATTTCTGCTTTACTCATGCTCTTACTACTCCTGTTGGATCATCGACCACCGCTTCCACAGTGTCATCATTTATTAAACGAAATTCTTGTCCATACATTTTTATGCGAGTGCCTGAATAAGCACGAAATACAACCCAATCACTTTCTTTGCACCAAGGACCACTTGGGAATCTTTTAGTATCTTGGTAACACTCGTTTCCTAATTTAAGGACATAACCACAAATGTTACTAACTTCTTCATCTCTTACAGTTGTAGATGCCTTAATGATACCGCCATCGGTCTTTTCATCTATCTTAGGCATTGCTATAAGAATTTTCCAACCTTTAGGTTCTGGTAGTTGGCTTTTGACATCCTCAGCTACTACAGGAGTATCAACACTCTCTGGTTCTGGGATACTGACTTTTTCTTTTTTACTCATATTTTGCACGACTTTAGGAGTCGAGTTCCTATAATTTTAAAACTTTTTCTACATAATCCAGTAGCTCTCGTTCTGCAAGGGCAATACCCTCGATAATTCCAATCATTTTTTGATACTCGGAGAAGTCTTTACAAGCTCCTGTAGCAATATGATCAGCGTGTTCATTCATCATAGAACGCAATTTTAATTTCAGATGTTCTGAAAGTGATAGCTCTGTGATTTCATTTAACATACTAATCGCTATCTTTTAACATATCCTTGGCAATGTCAATACCAATTTTAAAATCTTTTGATGCTTCTTTTTTTTCATCTGCTTCTTTTGATAGCAGATCACTAGCAACTTGCTGTCCTATTTTAGCACCAGCAATTTCGCCTTCTTGTTTAATTCTTGCTTCTTGTATTTCTTTATTCGATGCAGCTTTAGTAGCATCAAGCATTAATCTGCCTTCGTCTATTTCTATCTTAGCTTTTGCTGTTTCTTCTTTGATTGCTACTTCTCTTTCTTTGGCTTGTATGAGTGGGTCTTTTTGTTGTTCTTGTACTCTCTGCTGTTCAGCTTGAGCTTGTGAAGTACCTAATACTCTTTTGGCTGCTTCTGCTACAAGGCTTGATATACGCTTCTCAACATCTGCTGGTAAAGGTTCACCTTCTGCTGGTAACTCTACGCCCATCTCTTCTTCAACTTTCTTTCCATACTGCATAGATAAATGTTCATTAATGTAAGCTGAACCAGAAGCAAGGATAGAAGGAGCATTTGGACTTTGCCCTACTAGCTGTTGTATCTCTGGGTCTTGTTGTGCTGATGTAACGACAGCAATATGTGCCTGATGATCTTGATCAATAAATGCTTTAACAGGTTTGCCATTAATAATGTTCTGCACTGCAGTAACTGGGTCAACTGGTTTGACATCATCTGTATCTGGAATAATATTTTCTACATCTTCAATGCCTAATACACCAAGCATTTGTCTGTGCAGTTCAGGCAAGTTATACATATCAGGAGCTGATTGAGCTAACTGCATTGCAGCTTGATATTGCATAATTCTTTGAGCCATTGTTGCTGCGTTAGGATCAGATACTGGTAGTACATCTACTCTGTTATCAAAATCCTCTGTTTTAATATCTTCTCCTTCATCTGTCTCATATGGGTAGGAAGGGTCTGTAAAATCTTTAACGATACCAACTAAGATATTAAACTCTTTACGCATAGAAGCATGGAGTCTAGATTGAACAGCACTCATAACTTTTTGATTTCTTTCTAGCAATGCTAGTGTAGTTCCAACAGGTGCATTGTTGCTCATATCAGATACTTTCATATCAGACATACTGGCAAACCTTCTGCCTTCTTCTACTATGTTTCCTAACAAGGCAAACAATGTAGACGATGGTTCTTTGTATGGTAAGAATGTAATGTTGTCTCTAATAGCACCACCTGGTACATCAACATCTCTAAACTCACCAGGCATTATAGGAGTGTCATCTCCTTTAATACGCAATCCTCTTGCTTTTAAACCACCAGGTAAATTACTTAAAGTACCTGCATCAACCAATTGTCTTAGTATAGATGTAGCTGATTTAGCTAATCCACCTACCATGTGTATCAAACCAAACCCATAGAAACCTAATCCTGGTAGGTATTGGTAATGAACAAAGTGCATTCTTCTAATTTTCTTTGCATCATCTTCGTAGTAGTTTCTTCTTATGCTAAGAATAATGCCACTTGGAAAATCAATGGTAACAACATAAGGTATTGCTATGCCTGTTTCTTCTCCGTTCTCATCTGTATCTTCAAACCCTTCGAGGTCTAAATCTACCTGCATTTCTAATATTGTATGGTTTTGATCGTAGTTGTAAGTATCGGACTCACCTGTAATTTCATTGTACTTCTTAGTAATATCAGAATTTTTCTGTGACCCATCAGGTATATCTATGTCTTTATAGAAACCATTGAACTGCATCTTTCTAACTGTGTTAGAAGATTTACGCATAACATGAGTAGCTCTTTCACAAGTTTCTAAATCACTTGCTCCGTAGTTCACTACAACATCTTCTGCTGGTACAAAGATAGAACTAGGTCTATCTAAGCTAGGATCAAAATAAACTTTTCTAAACGCAGAACCTGCCAATGGCAAGGAAAATAACATCTTTTCTGTTTCAGTTCTGTACTCTGACATCTCATGTGTCAGTAAGTAGTTTAAGTAATCTTCTACTCTCTGCGATTGTTTTTCTTTTTCTTCTGTAATCTTTCCTACTATCTTAGTTCTAACTGGTCCAGCAGCAGGAAACATTTCTGTAATTGATTGGGATTGAAAGCGTATAACTGCTTCACTAAGCATTGGATGAAATACACCACAAGCTCCTGCCCAAGGAGTTGTTCTTTCTTCTATCTTAAGTCCAAGTTGATCTAAACCTTTTGTGTATGTTTCTTCCCAATCTGATCTTGAGTCTTTGTCTCCAGTGTAGTCGCCAACAAGTTTAGAGCCTAGCTCTTGTAAGACATCATCTTCTATGTGTTCAGCTAAGTTAGAATCAAACTCTACATCACCTATGTCTTTGGCATTAGGATCAAAATCAATAATCATTCCACCATCTTCGGTTTCAATGGCTACTGATTCTGGATTCTCTATAGCAATACTTAATCCTTGTTCTTGAGGGTCTTGTTCTATTGTTCCTTCTATAGGCGTAGCTGTTTGTCTTTCTATAGCCAATTCAATCTCCTAATAATAATTTGCGGTACGATTATGTTCCAAAGGCTCATCCTCTTCGTCTGAGTGTAATGGAATAAAACCACCTTGTCTGAATCTTAACAGAGCTTGCGTAGAGCTATCAACTAAATCGTCATGTTCCATATTAGGGAAACCTGCAAATTCTTCTACTACTTCTTCTGCCCATCTTGTTGAAGGAGCATAAATAACTCCTGAAGCAAAAAGATCAGAGACTGCATTAACTCTTGAGATTTTATCGTTACCTCTGCTTGGTGTGTATTCTTGTACAGGTATACCCATAGCTCGTAATTCAAATATTAAGGGCATACCAGCAGCCTTAGCTTCTACAATAAAGGCATCTGGCTTGTATTCGTTGTATTTTTCCATGGCTCTTCTTTTAAGATCAGGAAACTCTAGTCGTTCTTTGTAAGCATCTAACAAAATAACAAAAGGAGAAATCATCCCATCGTCATCTTCTTTATAGAATACTCCCCATGTAGTACACGCAGAAAAGTCAGCTCTTTGATTTTTCATGAAAGCTGTATCCCATGACTGGATAATAAACTCACAGTCAGGTGGTTCTCTGTTTTCCCACACTTGCCACCACTCTCGTTTAACCAAAGCTCCTTCCTCTGAGGTAGGGTCTTGTTGATATTGAGCCATCCACTTACTGTTGGGTAGCTCGGCTTTCAAAGCCTGTAACTCTTCCATCTTCCAGAACTCTGCCCACAAGGGGTTTCCAGAAGGCATAATTGCAGGAAGCTCTATGACTTCCCACTGGTCAGCACCGCCACGCTTTAAACTAGCATCGACTACTTGACCTGTTAAATCTTTGTTGTGCCATCTAGTCATGACCACAACGATAGAACCATTCGGTTGTAAACGCTGTCTCGGACCAGAGGTGTACCATTCATAGGTACGATTGAATACATTGATGTCTGAAGAAGCTCCCTCTTGCTCTGAATGGGGATCGTCAATAATAAGTAGATCAGCACCTTTACCAGTTACCGCACCACCTACACCAATCGCAAAATAATCTCCGCCTTGGTTTGTGTTCCACCTTCCAGCAGCTTTTGAATCTGATTGCAAACTAACATTGGGAAACACAGCTTTGTAATCTGCACTGTTGACTAAGTTCCTAACCTTCCTACCAAAGCCAACCGCTAGTTCAGCAGTATGGGCAGTCTGAATAATCTTCTTATCTGGGTATTTACCTAAGAACCACGCAGGGAGCAGGTACGAAGCGAACTCACTCTTGGTATGTCTTGGGGGCATATTGATAATCAAACGCTTTAGATCACCTCTTGCAACTCTCTCAAAGGCTTCAGCCATAATCTCATGATGTTTACCATGGATAAAGGCTGACCACATCTCCCCAACAAAGGTCATGAAATCATCGTGGCACTTTTCTCTGGCTTTTGCTTTGTCTAACTCTTCTAACAGAGAAAGAAGTTCTTGCTTTTCATCAGAGGATAGATTCTTGAGGTTACTTAATATGCTTTTGTTCATACTTACTATCTATTGTATACCTAGTAGGTAGTGAATCTTAATTAAAAAAACTTAATAGGTACTTATAGGTAGGCACTCATTAAGTAATCACTGGGTAGTAGGTATATATATCTACAGATTTTACAATATTGCACCCCTTGACAGGAAAAAGCAACCCCCAAAATTTGAAATATAGTATGGGG